ACCATAAAGGGAATTCGCAGTCAGCTTATACGCCAGCTGCTCAGCATCGAGGAGCGCCTTTCTGAAGGGGTCTGACTCCTTCTTGATCTCAGCACGCTTCGCCGCTCTCGCAGCGAGAAGGTTATGCACGATATTGGGCAGAGCTGCCTTTCGTCCATTGGTGTACTGTGCATATCTGCATACACGAATACCTGTCCTCACCTTCTCGGGCACCTTTCGCTTATCGTCAGGTCTCGGCTTCCAGATGTCAAAGGAAATATCAACCCACCTACAGCCCATAGCTTCGCCCGCCTTTTGGTAATAGTCGATTTTCTTCTCATCGTACGTCCAAGCCGTCTTGACTTCGACACCTTCCATAGTGTAATCCTTCACCCAAAGAAGTGAATCATAGCTGATATTCTCTGATTCAATCGTTGACGGATAAAGTGAAGCGAAATCACAAACACCAATCGGTGATCTCGTGTAAAAGCCGGGAGTCGGATCCAAGACGATAGCACCTTCATAAGAGTCCTGAACTTCATTTATCTCATTCCCGTCTTCGTCCATGCGTGGCGTTTCGGGAGCATTAAATGGCGGAGATGTCTGAGTCACAATCGTCAGATTCGCCGTATTGCAGAATTTGAAGATGAGTGATTCAATCTTGACTCCCTGACCTCTCGTGAAAATCATCGTCACCGGAACTGAGCAAACATTCGCCATAGACATTGCATTGTTGAACGTCTCCAGCTTATTATACAATTCCATCGTCAAGTCGCAATCCTGAATACAGTAAGACGCAATGGTCGCACGATCCTTTGACGAGCCCTGATGAAGTCTAAAGATATCTGCTGGGCTAACGTCATCCTTCACGATAACCCATTTGACGGCGAGGTCCGTATCAAGTTCGGCATCCGCTTCGGACGGCTGAACTCGGATGAATGTCCCGGCAACTTCCACAATGGGCAATTTATCGGTCAACTCATCCCCAGTTTCATCCAAGAGAACTATGGCTCGGCCAACTTTCGCATTTCCGGTTGAACCAGTCTGAATTTTCCAGGAACCATCCGCTTCCAAAGAAACTTTCTTGAGTTTGCCGGACATGAAATATTTCGTCACCTCGTCCAACTTGTAAGAGGGTAACTGGTATCCCCGCTTGACCACGTGATACAAGTCAATCTGTAAGCGACCCTGAAGGGACAGTGTATGCAAGAAGTTATCTCCTAAGGCCGAAGATGCCAAGCGTTTCTCCTGTAGCCTCACCTGACCTCCGTTACCAAAGAGGCGGCTGAGCTGCTGAATCTCCTTATATGTGACCGAATCAGCATATAGGAGGCCGAGCTTATTTGCTCGTTCCCAGACATACCGCTCATCAAAACCAAATATGTTATAGCCTACCCAGACATCCGGATCAACTTCAATGAGCCACCTAACCCACTTCATCAACATATCCATTTCGGTCTTGCATGCGACCACTTCGGCTGTCGGTATCTTGTCGCAAGTATTAAGCACAAAGATTGTCCTGTTAATAGTCCCATCGGACCCTTTCAAAACACAGCCAATCTGAATAATTGGGTCACCTCGCCCCTCCTTAGGGTTCGCCACAGGGAACTCTCCCGACTCTGAGAAACACTCAATATCCCAGAATAGAGTCTTGAAAGGGGCTGTGGGCTTCGGAGGTTTCACTTCGGCCTCAATATCAGTCCACACGCAGATTAAAACACGCACACCAGTGTCTTCATCGACCTTATCTTCAACTTCATCCACAGATACCCAGCCACAGGGAGCAATATCACAGAGATGAAAGAATCTGAGCAGTGGATCTAGGCCAGACTCATAGACAGGTAGAGGAGCTGAGGTCTTGCTTGTCCTGAAGATAGGCTCTTGATAGTCGTTCAGTAAAATGAGCTTCAGTGTACGGAAGTCTTTGAGACTGTTGACTGAAAGTTTCATGAAGGATGAATCTTGGTCTGCAGTGAAACCATAGAGTTCCTTACGCTTTACTTTCTCGACTTCAAGCGAAGCAGGAACCTCTTTTCCGCTTGATTTTAGCATGTCTTTGAAACGAAGTTCATCGGCTCTATCATCAACCTTTACGTATAGGTAAGGCCGAAACCCCGATACGTCACAACGGAGAGTCTCACCTTCAGCAGTCATTCCAAAGAGATGAATAACTAATGACCGCCGCTCAGTCATAGATGTCTTGGACCGATACCCCTTCTCATTATCCTCTTCATACGTTCGCTCGATCTCCTCTTCTTCCTCAGTCTCTCTCGTCACCGTGTCAACCTGGTCACGAGAGAGTGCATCTAAGATGTGAAATGTTATAGGCATTGTTGTAATTAATTGTTATAAAAAGGGCGGCCCAATTTTTAGCCTTCTAAACCCGGTGTCTCATTGTCTTTTTATTTTTACGCATGTCAAGAACTGCCTTATACGCTGCATTCTGCTTACGAATGGCTCTAAGAAGTGTTCCACCCATCTGAGGCTTCATGTCTTGTGTCATCTCCTTAGCTATGATTCCTGCAGATGCAACTGGACTTAGCGTCTGTGTTGCGACGAGGTCGGTAGCTACATCTGGAACCGTCGAACGCCGTCTAACCTGAGTCCTGTTGTTCTTCTTTATCGAGGCCATAGTGTTCATCATCGAGGGAACTTCTGGCTCTTCATCATATAAAGATCCCGGTGTGTTCAAGATTTGTCTCGGAGGGCTGTTCCTCAATGCATTTAATGTAATTGTTCTGGATGATTCATTTGGTAATATATTCTCCTCTTCCTCCTTTTCCATAGGCTCAGTTGGAAAAGGAGCTGCATTCATAGGCGCTAATGCACTGGTAACCATTTCATTTGCTGCAGGGCTCTGAACTAATGCACTAAGCGCCTTCTTGTCCTCCTCTAACGTGGGCTTTCGCGGCATTGCATTCGTCGGCTCACCATTTTCATCCTTGAAAATTGCAGCCTTCTTGTCCTTGCCTACCAAAAGAAGGGTAGGATAGAATTTACGAGGCACATTCGCCAAGCTCGTGTTCTTGATGAGTTCCGAGTCAATGGATGCCAAATTCATGCCACGCTTCTTTAACTTCGTGAGATGAGACCAGACCTCGCTATTGAATCGCTGACATGGCCCGCATCCCTCTAGCTTGGCAAATACCAGCGTGAGTGGTCCAGTCACAATCATATTTTCGAAGAGTTTGATATCTTTATTAGACCGGGCATCTAATACTTTACGGCCGCCAGTTTGCCCTTTACGTGTTTTTCTCACCGGTCTTAACTTAAACTTTCTCTTAATTCTTGTTGCCATCTATTTATACTATATAAATAGTATGAACTTATCCCTGCCCGAGATTGTATTACCAAATAAATCACTTATATATTTGTTTGTTGCAATCATTGTAGGTCTCGGCATATATCATTTCACATATCTGAAAAGTCCCTATGCACGACCAATTGGATCCTCACAAGGATTCAAAGACAAGGTTGTTCTAGATACTTCAACACGTGGAATGTTTCCATATACAACGGAACCAATCAATAGTTTGGACCAATATGAATTAGAGGCAGTATTTGATAATGAGGGGGACAAGCAGCTTAGACAGAACCAAATTAATGAAATGACACGCCGATATCCTCTAGATTGGTCAAAGTATCCACCAAACGCAAGTAAGTTTCAATCCGGACAAGCTAAATATATTGAGGGCTTCTCAGCAAATGCATCTGCAGATAATATTGAGGAACCCTATAAGGATATTGGCGCTGGAAATCTTACACCTCCCGACACTTTGGAAATGGATAAACGTGAAAGGGAAATTCTGCAGAAATATACTCCGAAGAAAGCGAATAGTTTGACGACATATGAGGTAGAAGACGCACAGAGTCTCATAGAGAAGATATATAAGCCCAAAGGTATTATGCCAACCGTTCAACGCAAGGAGGGAAATGTATTTGAGGTTGTTAGCACAAGACAAATAAATGGTAAAGTAGAGTATGAGGATGATCTCCCTATGGCCCCTAGTTCCTCTCGGCCTAATACGGCTGCTGGAGAAGCCGTCATCGATGTTCCCCCAGTTGCAACAGAAACAGCCGCTGGCCTCGACCCCTTTTATGAGCCAACGACGGCCACGCGCTCAAACAGGGCAGACTATACTAAGTGGACGCCGGGACTCGAGCGAATGTTTGCACCGACACACCCTATCACGGACTGGATAGGGCAGCCCAATTAAGCCGTTTAAACTCTGATCTAAAATACTATCTATATGGATAATCTTATCATTATAGATAGTACTAAATCTCGTACAACACTCTGTAACATTTGTTCACGAACTGGCACAGATAAAAGTCCCTTCACAATCAATAACGGTCATAGACATCCCTATACAACTCCCTATTCGCTATTTTTTGAGCCTTTGAAGAATAAGCCGATTAAATTCGCTGAAATTGGTATTTTTCGTGGCGCTTCTGTCCTAGCATGGCGCATATTCTTTTCACGGGCCCGCATATACGGATTTGATATTGATATGGAGGCGATGAAGTATGTGAAGGATTTGAATCTACCTGGTGTCTTCCTAGACCAGATGGATGCAACAAAGACTGATTCTATGGAATCCGTATTTCAGCGGCACATGGCTGATGGAGAACTCTTTGATGTGATTATAGATGATGCTTTACATGAGGTAGGTCAACAAGCCGTCACGATAAGAACATGTATGAATAAGCTGAAACAGGGTGGACTTCTCATTATCGAAGATATTTTTCGGAGTCAGGACCACGCTGATTACTTGAAGGTGATGGAGGAAGTGAAGGACTTGATTTCCTTTTCAACCTTTATTTTATGTGAACATGCAGATCGATATTCTCCTGGTTGGGATAATGATAAGATGCTAGTTATGGTGCGGGCTTAGGACTAAGAATATGTCTATTTTTAAATTCATTCTCATAATCATTTATTGCTGCTTCTAGTGTATGCCGTATTTCAGTTGAATCAACCTGTGGATATTTTTCATTAAGCTTATTAAGAACTTCCTGTTTCTTTAGAGCCTGCTGCATTCTTACATGATTATATAGTTTCATGGCATTATCTAGACTCTGTTGAAGTATGCCTATATCATTGATATTTGTATTAGAATCAGCTATTTTATTCCGTAAATCTACTATATTCTCACGGGCTTTTACGTGAGTTTCAGAATAAACTGAAAGTGCCTCGAATTGAATATCCTCTTTAATTTTCAAATCCATCTTATAATTATAAGTTATTCGGTCCCTTTTAGACACTGTCTAAACGCTGCCTATATCTTTACTTATAATGCCCATATGGTTTGATTATCGTGAGAAACTATTGTTGAAACTTGCACCGACTATCAAGGAATTGAGTCCGCCCGTTGGGGATATATGGATTGGTGACTTATCTGGTGTAGACTTACAGGCCGGTGGAGTCATCTTAGAACGGAAAACGGGCGCTGACCTAGAAGCTAGTATCATGGACGGAAGATACAAGGAGCAGAGGGGGCGACTCTTAGCTTATGCTGATCAACATAAGGTAGCAGTCGGTTACGTCATTGAAGGGATTTTAGATAGACTAGATGGACGCCTGTCAGAATCAGCTCTGCTTAAGCATATCACCAGGCTGCAATTCCACTATCAGATTCCAGTTGTTCAGACGGCGTCTGCACAGGAGACAGTGCGACTCGCTCAACTTATTGAGGAGCAATGGACAAAAGATGGTGGAAAGTTCGCGTATCAAGCGTGCAGCGTGGCTACAGCAGCTGGAACGAATGCTGGAACGCATGCGTTTCAAGCGGCCTCATATATCAAAAGTGAATGCCGAGATACGCCTGAGACGTTTTTGTTAGGAACTCTCACACAGTGTCGTGGAATAAGTGAAGGTCTCGCCAGAGTGATTATGAGCAAATTCGGAACACTGGAAACCTTAATGGCGGCTACGGCGCCCGATTTAATTATGGTGGATCCTGAGAATCCAAAGAGGCGAATTGGGAAAGTCGTGGCTGAGAGGCTTTACGGCCTTTTGCATTGCTCAGATAAAAAACCTGAGGTCTAAGTATAAGATGTCAGCATTAGTTCATAGCGAAGCTAAGGGTGATTTTTCGCAGAGAACGGATAAGTCGCTCGTTTCTTCAGCGGCTTTTCACAATGAGTTCTATACGTATACGGTCGGTACGAATTCTAGCTTCCAGACGGTTGGCACATTTTCACTTGTATCTGGTGCTACGGCTGCGACTTGCCCAGCCGGCCGTGTTCTCCACTTGAGCGGTAAGAAGTTGTTTCCCGATATCAACCCTATGAATACCTTCGTTGGAGTACTAGCGGCCAAGAAGTTCCTAGTGGGTGTCTACGACCCCATTTCATTCCTCAGCGGCTTCGTTGACCCCACGTCAAATACCTTCGCGAAGTTTGACCAGAATCTCCCTAACTTCTTTGATCTTGGTACAGCTGGTAGCGGCGTGGTCCCATCGCTCGGCGGTGATGGTGTTGATGTGAATGTCGGTGGTGCCCTTAATGTGACATCTCGTATTGCAGGCCAGGTTACATTAGTGGCTGGAACATTGGCTGTAACTGTGACTGGGGTTACAACTAGCTCGCTTGCATTTGTTTCATTAGTAACTTATAATGTAGCATCCTTAAGTGTCAGTCATCGGGTTGTTTGTACTGCAAATACAGTTACAATTTCGGCTCTGAAATCCGATGGCACTATAAATACTGCCGATATATCAGTAGTAAACTATTTAGTCATTAACTAAATACGCCACAACTCATCCAACACATTCGACAAACCATCCTTTTCAAAACGAACGGTCTTAGTACCTGTCACCGAACTCCTCTGTGTGGAATACGGCGAGGGGCGTTCCATAGTCTCAACAAACCCAGCCGGCGGAGTATAATCCGCAGCACGTAATGTCGCACCTGCAGCTGGTGCGCTAGCCGCAGCGGTGCGCATAGTCACCATAGACTGACCCCTTCTCTTCTCCGGTGGGCCCATCTTGGGAATCATGGATTGGACAATCGGATTCTTCTCCATGAAATATTTGTGCTCATGATGCGACCAAGAAATCCACAGTAAATTCGGATATGTATATCTGACCTCGTAACCCTGATTCCGCAGTTGGTGGACAATATAGACTACACAGTCCTGTAGGTCGAGTGCAGGCAGACCGAGCACAAAGGGTGGCACATTATAATAGACATATGTAGGCTGATTCGGTTGCATGGCCGAGTGGGCGACCTTATTGAGGGCCTGTTCAAGAATTTGATTATACGCCTTATGCCGGGCCTGATCCTTTTTCAACCTCGCATCAAATAATGATGTGGCATGTAATTGCGGTATGCCTGATATGTTTGAGCCTCCACCAGCATACGGCATCATGGCCATCTTCCTACCGTCAATAAAGTAAAGAATGCCGATATCTAAACGCCCTGTAAATTAGTTAAACAAATGATACCTCCGAGACTCCTTGTTATGAGTGGCGGAGGAATCAAGGTAACCGCAAGTATAGGAGCATTAAAGGTCCTCGAACAACGGGGCCACCTCAAGTCTGTAAAAGAGGTCTGCGGAGTCAGTGCAGGCGCATGGATAGCCTTTATGATTGCATGCAGACTACCTGTAGAAACACTCGAACGCTTAATCTTAGAACTCGATTTCGGTCAAATACGCAATCTCAATTCAGATTCCCTAATTGGATTCCCAGAAACCTTCGGCTTGGATGACGGATCAAAACTTATTAATCTTCTAAATACCATATTCCGTATTGTTCTCAAGATCGACCCAGAAATGACTTTCGCCGATATGGCTGCGAATCCATCCAATCTAGCCTTTCGTTGTTGGGCAATGGATTTGCACACCGGTAAAGAACGAACTTTTTCACTAAAAGAGACCCCAAATGTGAAAATAATTGAAGCCCTACGTGCATCTATGTCCCTTCCCTTATATTTCACTCCTCCAATTGACGTAATAACAGGTCATATGTTGACTGACGGAGGTATTCAAGGAAATATACCGCTCCAGTACTTAACACACGATGAATGCAATGAGAGTTTATCAATTGGATTTTCAAATGAAGAATCAGTCGATGAAAAGAATCCTGAAGATTTAATGGGTTTCCTAAAGTCTATTATGGGATGTGTTCTCCATCAAGCAAATGAAGAAATGTTAAAGCTCTGGAATCATAAAATCATACGAATCCCTGTGGATAATTATCCGTCGTGGAATTTCGAGGCTAGCCGGGAAGACCGTAATATGCTTTTAACAAAGGGTATTACAGCAACTGAATCATGGTTATCCAATCCACCAATGTCTAATATGAGAACTATCAGACGACTATCTATTTAGCATTCTGTGCAATAAACTGCTTGAATGCTGGTACTGTGCGCTCTCCGCTGTACTCCATATTCTTGCCATCAACCGTTGCTAGAACAAGTGTCGGAAACCCCTTGACATTGTTCGCCTCTAGCTCTGGAGCAGCAGCAGGGTCGGCCTGCTCCAACATGCGAATCTTAGTCTTTTTTCCATTCGCCTCATACTGTCCAGATGCGACGAACGTACGGAAGGCAGGTAATATTGTCTCACAGTGTGGGCAGCCGTTCATGTAGTAGAGCGTGAAGGTATTCTGAGTCTCACCGAGACCACCGAAAAAACCGTCTAAGTCAAATCTCTGCATACCACCGCCGCTTAGAAGTGTTGACATATAAACCATGAGTGCCAAGACAATTGCGACGAGCAAGATAATGCGTATATTCGGTAACTCCATTTCTATTAATATGTCTGAGTTTTTTATTGGTCTAAACTCGGTAGCTCTTATTTGAGATAGAATGAGCTGGATAGCCGGCCTACGTGCAGGGAAACTATATACAATTTCAATGAGACCTATTGATCCCAGATGGTCGGATGGGCAGCTACAAGTCGCACTCGGTTTCTGTGCGACCGGATTACATCTTGGATGGACTGAGGGTCGCGCGTTTCAGGCGGCTGAAGGAATCGTCATGAGCATCATATGTCCAGGCATTGTTTGGACACATGAATCTCTAGTAAATGACATGGACTCACTTAAATTAGCGGCTAATTGTCACGGGGGAACAACATCAGACCAAGTAAGATTATAAAGAATACAACGGTGTGAAGCATAAGACCGATTGGTGTTGGGCAGCCTCCATTAGAGACTGTAAAGAGTGAGCCAAAGACTGTTTGTGTAACCTTGTATGTTTCAGGGTTTGCAACTAGAAAGAAAACAAGGGCGCTATAGAATGAATATTTGGCTTTGAGGCCAATTGGTAGGAAGGTTGATCCGGAACCCATCTATCTAGGTTCAACAAACATTGCAGTGATATCTGCTTTTATAATAATTGGTATCCAATTCTCATTAACATGTGGCAAGGCCTTTTTGTAATATTCTTTGAGATACTCTAGAATATCTTTTACTTTTTCATTCTCTGATGCTTTACCGTTTTCATCCATAATCTCATCCAAGTCTTCTGATGAAAGCATACCAACTGCTTCGCGTGCTTCGTGAATATAGGTGTCATCTGCATTATCATCTATGAACTGCTTAAATATCTTAAAAAACATCTCTAAAAATGGTGAAGGTCCTGGCTGAGGAAGTGCCTCTTTGTAGTTATCTGGAACATTCATAAACTCTTTTTCTGCATTGTTCCAGGCCTTTTGTTTATTATAGAATTCGTCAAGTGAATCTTGCGAGTATGCACCGCCTTTTTTAGGAGGTTTGGGGCCTGTTGGTTTGGGAGCAGTTGGTTTAGCTGGAACTGGTGGTTGAGGTTTGGGGCCTGTTGGTTTAGCTGGAACTGCTGCTTGAGGTTTGGGACCTGATGGTTTTGGTGGTGTATAAGACGGGAATTTTGCCATAATCATATTATTTAACTTATTAACTGCAGTAAGTATGGGTTCGTATTTATCTGAACTCTTTTGATCATCTCCTCGAATTTCTTGTATAATTGCATCGGTTGATTTTTTCAAAGTATAATAGTCTCTAAATAGTTTTTTAGTATCGAGGTTTTTATTTTCCTTTTTAAGTTGATATAAAAGGTAAAATATCTTTGGAAGTACATTATGAAAATTATCAAGTGAATCCTCTCCAGAATCAGGTACCGCTATTTCATCTGAATCAATACAATCAGCTGGTGTGACATTAAGAGATTCTTTTAGTTCCTGTAAATATAAATCTACTAAAACAAGAATTCTTTTAAAACGCTCATTTTCTGGAATACCGTCGTTAGGCTTATTATTTAAAAAACACCGGTAATTTGTAAATGCTTTTATTAAAATATTCGTATGAGCTTTATCACAAGGAACTCTAAAAACGTCATGGTCAAG